ATGGTCTCTAAGTAATTGGGGACAAGTTTTAGTTGCAACAATTTCTAATGGAAAAACTTTTACATGGGATTCAGGTATTAGTGGAGATGCAAGATTCACGGCAAGAGCTTCAACCACTACAAATAATTATGCAACAAATATTAATGGAGCTTTAGGAAACCCAACAGCTTCAAGACTAACTTTAATATCTCCAACTACACGTCACTTAATTCATCTTGGAACAGAAACAACTATTGGTACAGCTTCTACACAAGATGATATGTTTATTAGGTTCTCGGACCAAGGAGCAATTAATACTTATGCACCAGCAGCTGATAATAGTGCAGGAACATATAGATTGCAGGATGGAACAAAAATTATGGGAGCGATTGTTGCCAAAGAAAATATTCTAGTATGGACTGATAATGCATTGTATTCAATGAAATTTGTTGGTTCTCCTTTTACTTTTGGATTTGAACAGGTTGGTACAAACTGTGGATTAATTGGTCAGAATGCATGCTGTGAGATTGATGGTGTTGCTTATTGGTTAAGTAACAATGGTTTCTTTGCATTTGATGGTACGGTTAATTCATTGCCTTGTGCTGTTGAAGATTATGTTTATGATAATTTTGATACTACTAAAGGTCAACAAGTAGCAGCTGGTATTAATAACTTATTTACAGAAGTAGTTTGGTTTTACCCATCTTCAGGTTCAACTTATAATGACAAATATGTAGTATTTAATTATGGTGAATCTAAACAAGTACCAATGGGTAATTGGTATACAGGAGTTAATGCTAATTCAATTCGAACTTCTTGGATTGATGCTATTGTTTATCCAAAACCTTATTCTACTTATTATAACAGTGCGGCAGTAGGAAGTTTTCCTGATGTAGTGGGGTCTGCAGGTTTAGGTCAAACTACTTTTTACGAACAAGAAACAGGAACAGATCAAATTAATCCTGATGGAAGTACAACTGCTTTAACATCTTATATTGAATCTTATGATATTGCTTTACAACAAGATCAACCAGAACTGTTTTTAGCTATGAGAAGATTTGTTCCAGACTTTAAAACTTTAACAGGAAATGCAAAAGTAACTATTGGATTAAAAGACTATCCTTCTTCAACAGCAGGTAATAGTACTTACAGTCCATTTACTATTACATCTGCAACCACTAAAGAAGATACTAGAGCTAGAGGAAGATATGCTAGTTTAAAAATAGAAAACGATGGTGCAGGAGAAGCATGGAGATTTGGAACTTTCCAAATAGATTTACAACCAGACGGAAGAAGATAATGACAAAAATAGTAGTAAGATTACCAGAACCTAAAAGAGAATACACAGAAGATAACCAAAGACAAATTAACAGAGCAATTAGTTCTATGATTGAACAATTAAACTCTACATATTTACAACCAGAAAAGGATGATCAAGAAAGATTTAATTTCTTCATGTCATAATGGCAAACGTATATAAAAATATTCAGGCTAAAATTACCCCGGCGGGTTCAGATCATGATATGTATGAGTCTCCATCAGCTACGACTTCTATAGTAAAAAGTGTTAAGTTATTTAATAGTCATAGTGGTGCTTTAGATGTAGAGATTAAAGTACGTGATGAATCAGACAGCACTGATTATGAATTTGATAAAGTCAGTATAAATGCTAGTGGAAGTATTGATTTATTAACCTTTAATAATGTTATTATTTTAGAGGCTGGCGATAAAATTAAGATGCAATGTGCCACAGGAAATGTTATAAAAATGACTGCCTCTGTATTACAAATTTCAAGACCTACCGAGGTTACAACAACATAGGAAAATATGCCATTTATAGAACAAGAAGCTAAAGACGAAATACAAAAAATAGACGGTAAAGATGTAAGAGTTATTACACCTGAAGTAGAAGTAACACTTACTAATACTGAAACAGGCCAAGAATATATGTCAGATAAAGAAGCTGAGGATGATGTCGACCACCCAGATACACCTACTAAAAGAGAACATATTAAAAGAGATGTTCATGTTAAAGTTAAGCAGGTTATCTTAGGTGCTCAAACCAAAGGATTGTAAAACAAAGTAAAATAGGATATTTTAACAGACTATGGCAATTACAGAAATTTTAGAAGAATCAGAAATGATAGACGCTGGTGCTCCAAGCATCAAGTACGAAGGAGAAAGACCTCTTAAAAAACAAGAAATGTTAATGGCTGGTCCTGATTGGTATTTAAAAAGAATGCAATTATTGATGGATGAATACGGTTATGACTATGATGAAGCTGGTGAAATAGCTTATGATAGTGATAAGTATTATGAAGTCATCGGCATTGATCCAGGTGGCATTGGCGATGAATCACGGAACATGAAACAAGGAATTCCTAATACAAAAACAATTAAAAATCAGCCACACATGTTGGCTTACATTACACCCAATGAAGTTGATAAATTAAAGGCTTTAGGTGGTCAAGAAACTATGACACCTGAAGGTGTACCGGCGTATCCTGAATGGGATAACTATGGTATGGATAAAAAAACGTTTGAAGGGTCAAGTCCAAGTTCAGTAAAAGACACATCAAGACCTTCAGGTGGTAATCCGTGGGGTGATAACGTTTGGGATGGAGGAGATGTTCAAGACGGACCTACTAAAAAAACTCCTCCTAAAGATGATAAAGACCCAAAACAAGATAAAAAAGACAAAGAACAAGAACAAATAAAAACAGCTCTAAAAACCCAAGCACAGAAAAAAGCTAAAACTAAAAAAATAAAAGATTTTATTACAGCTGACGATGCTTTTTATAATGATGAAGAAAATGAGCAAAATTTAATGGACATTGATTATGGTGAAACGGGTAAAAATTTAACTAATTTAAAAACATTTGATACAAACAAAGATGGTAAAATTGGTCCATTAGAAAAGTTAAGTCAATTAAGAACTAACATGGCTAAAGATATTTTAACTAAATCTGCTGCACAAAAATTAGGTATGATGCCAAAGATGAATATACCAAATATTTTTGCATCTGATTTAATGAGAAAAACACCACCAGGTGTTACTACAAAAGGTCTTGATGAAATTTTAGGTGTTCAAGGTAGAGATCCAAAAACAGGTATTGGAACAATGGAAGATCCTTTTGAAGTAGATTATTCTATGAGTCAATACGGATTAACAGGAAAAGATTTAACAAGAGCAAGAAATCAAATAGATGTTGCAATGCAAGATAGAATAACTCAAGATGATTTTGATAAAGTATATGGAAACAAGCCGCCTTTAGATACTGGCGGACCAGATAATCAAGATCCATGTAAAGGACCTAACCCTCCAGCGTATTGTTTTACAGGAGGAAAACCTATTGATGAAGAAGAAGTTGTAGAGGAAGAGTGGATGATGCCTATAGCATTTAGAGCTGAAGGTGGAAGAGTTGGAAAAGCTTACGGTGGAATTATGGACAAGTACACAGGTAGACGTGCTTATGGTCTAGGAAGTATATTTAAAAAAGCTAAGAAAATATTTAAAAGTCCATTAGGTAAAGCTGCATTATTAGGTTTAGGTGGTTATAAAATGGGTTTATTCGGTAGTGGTGGTTTAGGAGGAATGTTATCTGGAATTAAAAGTAAAGGTCTTGGTAAATGGTTAAGTGGAATTTCAACAGGAAAAGTAGCAGGTGCAATTGGTGGTATATCATTAGCAACTGCATTACTTTCACCACCAGTTGATGAAAATAATGATGGTTATGATGATAAAACAGGTTTTGATGTTGATGAATGGAGAAAAAAAGGAGCACAAGGATCTCAAGATGTGCCTATAGCTTTTAGAGCTGATGGAGGGGATGCTGAATCAGGGCTCATGAATCTTGGTGGTATGGAAAAAGATTATAGAGCTGATGGAGGTTTTGTTCCTATAGGTAAAAAGGAACGAGCAGACGATGTTCCAGCTAGATTAAGTAAGAATGAATTTGTATTTACAGCCGACGCTGTCAGAAATGCTGGCGGAGGAGATGTAGACAAAGGCGCAGAAGTTATGTATAATATGATGAAAAACCTTGAAGCCGGAGGTGACGTATCTGAAGAATCGCAAGGCTTAGATGGCGCTAGACAAATGTTTCAAACATCACAAAGATTAGAGGAAGTTTTATAATGGCTACTACAACAACAAGAACATTACCCCCACAGTTTATAGAAGATATAGGTGTTGACCTAAGTAAATCGTTAGTAGCATCAACAGGTGTACCTACGGTATCGGTAGGACTTTCAGCAATATCACAAAGACCAGGTGAATCAGCAGCTGATTTTGCTGCAAGACAAACAGCGGCTAAAGCATTTGAAACTAGACAACAAAGTTTAGCAGGAATTGCACCACAAGTAGCACAACAAGATCAATTACAAAAAGATGCAGCGGCATTAGCAGCATCAGGTGTAGGTGCATATAAACCATATGTTGCAGGAGCAGAACAACTTATGGGAGCAGGTGCTGGTACAGGTGCAGGTTCAATTTCAGAATACATGTCACCGTATCAACAACAGGTGATAGATGTTTCATTACAAGAATTCGATAGAAATGCAGGAATACAAAGACAAAGAATGAGAGACCAAGCTGTTGCAGCTGGAGCTTTCGGGGGTGGTAGAGATCAAGTTATGCAATCAGAATATCAATTAGGTTCTGATAGAGAAAGAGCTTTGCTTCAAGCTAACTTATTACAACAAGGATTTCAACAAGCACAACAAGCCAGAGGCCAAGACTTTGAAAGACAAAGAGGTTTAGCAAGTATGGTCCCAGGACTACAAAGACAAGACATTCAAACTTTAGGATCAGTGGGCGCAGGACAACAAGCACAAGAACAGGCTAAACTAGACGCACAAAGAGAAGCAGCAAGGCAGGCTACTTTTTTACCGCAAGAAAATTTATCTAGATACGCAGGTCAAGTGGCTGGACTAATGGGTGGATATCCGGGGTCAACACAATCAAGTAATGTACCTAACCCTTCACCTTTACAGAATGCATTGACTATGGGTACAGGACTTGCTGGAATCTACGGATCACTAACAGGTAAATATTAATGAATAGAATTTTAAGAAGACCGATGTTTAGACTAGGTGGAAGTGCAGAAGGAATTACTTCTGGACTAGACGCACCTAATATTAATGCATCGAGAAGAGGTTTTTCTATGGGTGGCATAGATGGTGTTATGGATGAAACTGATGCTGAACTTTATGATGAAATGATGCAATCAAAACAAGTTGGTCCTTATTCTAAAAATAAATATGTAACTAAAAATGAAATGGTTGAAGGTGAAGACCTTGATTCACAAGGAGACACCGCTGAAATTTTTGAAACACAAGATACAATTAACACAAGAAATGAAGGCACTGATACTAGTACTACTGGTATGGATAGTTATGTGAAAGAATATTTAGATATGATTAACAAATATAGTACAGAGCCGGAAAAAATTAAACCAGGTGAACCAGGTTCTGTATCAAGTATGTTAACTAATTTTGCTTTAAACTTAGCCGCTCAACCAGGTGGAAATTTAATGGGAGCAATTGGAAAAGCAGGTGCTCCTGCTTTTGATAGATTTCAAAAAGCAAGACTAGCAGATAAAAAACAAAGAGAAGGTGAAAAAAGACAAGATGTAAGAGATGCTATGACAACTAGTGCATCTATTTATGAAACAGCTATTAAAGCAGCAGCTGAAGGTAAAGATAAAGGATTTGAATTTCAATCTAAACAAGACACATTAGTTAATCTTCAAGATAAAGAACAAGAAATTAGAGATAAAATGGCTACAATAACTG